TTAAAGAGGTGATGTCCAAAGTACAGGAGGCACATCCACTTGCAAACCTGAGTCGCTTTACATAATGCCAAGAGCAAGGAAGAAAACCAACGGTAATGGCAACGGTAATGGTAATGCACCATTACAACCAATGTCTAAGAAGATGATGAAGAGGAAGAAACCAATTGATAAGTCATATATGACTGAGATCAAACCTCTTACTGACAATCAAACAATTGCGTTTGATGAGTATAAGAAGGGGAAGAATCTTCTATTGCACGGTGCTGCTGGTACAGGTAAGACATTCATTATGCTTTACCTAGCACTTCAAGAGGTACTAGATGACACTTCACCTTATGAAAAGATATACATTGTAAGGTCATTAGTACCTACTAGAGAGATTGGTTTTCTTCCTGGTGATCACGAGGATAAGTCATACCTATATCAAATACCTTACAAGAATATGGTGAGGTATATGTTTGGTATGCCTGATGACAATTCATTTGAAATGTTGTATGATAATCTTAGGACACAGGGAACAATAGACTTCTGGAGTACCTCATTCATTAGAGGTACTACATTAGACAGTGCTATTGTAATAGTTGATGAGTTTAGTAACTTGAATTTTCACGAGTTAGATAGTATAATAACAAGAGTAGGGGAAGACTCTAAGATTCTGTTCTGTGGTGACATCACTCAGACAGATCTAACAAGAGAGCACGAGAAGTCTAAGATATCAGACTTCATACAAATCCTTCAGGAAATGAAGGACTTTGCTTGCATTGAGTTTGGCATAGATGACATCGTAAGATCTGGTCTAGTCAAACAATACCTTATCACAAAATATAATCTAGGTTTCTAATGAGTTTTACCTTTGTTGATGATCCTATCGTACCGATAGATGTTGAACCAGTATCAGAAGATGGAGTAAGGTTCTACCCTATTCCTGGTGCTGATAAATACTATCCGAGTGTTACCTCAATCACATCGTTTCAGAACGCCAAATTCTTCGCAGCATGGAGAAAGAAAGTAGGTGAGTTGGAGGCTAATCAAATTACTGCTAGAGCAACACAAAGGGGTACTGCATTCCACAGTATTACTGAGGATTATATCAAAGATAAATTAAATCTTGAGAAGTACTTGGAAAATAATCCATTATCTGTTAGAATGTTTCAGTCGGCCAAGACTACTCTTGATCGCATTGATAACATACACTGTTTGGAAACTTTCCTATACTCACATTACCTCGGACTCGCTGGTCGTGTAGACTGCATTGCAGAGTTTGATGGTGAGTTAGCAGTAATTGATTTTAAAACCTCAACTAAAGAAAAGAAAGAGGACTGGGTTGAACATTACTTTGTTCAAGAGACTGCATACGCAGCGATGTTCCTCGAACTCACAGGTATTGAGGTAAAGAAAATTGTCACACTCATTGCGGTTGAAGACGGGTCTGTACAAGTATTTCAGAAGTACAATCTTGATGACTATCTACAACTACTCAAATCATACATTGAAGAATTTGTTAGGGGGAAAAATGGCGAAAGAAGTTAACCCCTTAGAAGATAAATTCTTAACTCCAACTAAATTCTCTCAAGAGATTGAGAGATTAGTTAAGAGCAGCGAAGGACTTATTACATACATCGAGGCAGTAGTTACTTACTGTCAAGAGCACGAGATAGAATTGGAAACTGTTCCTAAACTTATTTCTAAACCATTGAAAGAACGTCTTAAGCATGAAGCTCAGAGTCTTAATTATATGAAGCAAACTTCTAAAGGAGTATTACCTTTATGACTAATGGTACATTTTTTAAATCGGAACAAGTACAGGAAAATTTAAACGATATATTTAATACCTATCACGAGATAGCATCTGTAACTAACCAACTTCCATCGATGAGTATGGAAGAAAGGGTAGAACATATTGATAGGTGTAAGGTATTGATTGATAAACAAAAGACTTTTTACTTTAGATTATGTCTTGCCTCTAAGGATGATGCTGAGGCAGCAGATATGAAGATGAGAATAAATGCATTGTCACAAGCATTCGGTTATGCAGATCTTGCAGCGTGTATGGATGCTATGATAGCAACCCTTGACAATTCAAGGGGCACCATTGACAACACCTAAATAGTATGCTACGATTACACAGTAGCATTAATACACTCAATACGGAGAATACGATTATGTCTTTTGCTTCACTAAAGAAAGCTGCCACTAAAGGTAGTACTCTTAGTAAACTGACACAAGAGATAGAAAAACTAAACCAACCTCAAGGTGGAGGAGGTTCTGACGAACGTCTTTGGAAACCTGAGTTGGACAAGTCTGGTAACGGTTATGCTGTTATTAGATTCCTTCCTGCTCCAGACGGAGAGGATATGCCTTGGGCAAAGATCTGGTCACACTCCTTCAAAGGACCTGGTGGTCAGTGGTACATCGAGAACAGTTTGACCACTCTAGGTCAGAATGATCCTGTCGGTGAATTGAACAGGGAACTTTGGAACAGTGGTCGTGAACAGGATAAGTCAACTGCTAGAGTACAGAAGCGTAAGCTTTCTTACTACTCTAACATATATGTTGTTTCAGATCCAGCACATCCAGAGAACGAAGGTAAGGTATTCCTATACAAGTATGGGAAGAAAATCTTTGACAAATTAGTTGAAGCAATGCAACCTGCATTTGCTGATGAGACTCCACTAGATCCATTTAATCTATGGAAGGGTGCTGACTTTAAAGTCAAGATCCGTAAGGTTGATGGGTACTGGAACTATGATAAGTCAGAGTTCGCAGCACCTGCTACACTAGGTGGATTTGATGATGGAGAACTTGAGGAAATCTGGAAGAAGTCATACTCACTTGCTGAGTTTGAAGCCGCTAAGAATTTCAAGTCATATGATCAATTAAAAGCAAGATTGAATCTTGTATTAGGTAAATCTTCACCACGTCCTGCACCTGTTGCAGTTGATGAGAGTGAAGAGGAAGTTGTACCTGCTAACTGGGGTAAAGAAGTATCAGACTTCAGAGAAAAAGCAGTAGCATCTGCTCCTGCATCTGGTGAAGAAGATACTTTATCTTACTTCCAATCCTTAGCAGAAGAGGACTGATTATAAACTGGCACAAGGAGGACTTAATATCCTCCTTTTGCTGTTATAATTAGTATATTAAACGGAGAATTATGAAACTAGCACCTCTTCTCTTGCTCCCATTCCTAGCAGCAGCACCAGTTCAGGCGGGGTGGCAAGATTTATTCACACAAACTGGAGGTAGATCCTCTGAAAAGTGTACAAAAAAAGTTTATAACGAAGTCTATGTACCAGGTAACTACAACAATCCTGGATATGTAGAGTACGAAACAGAAGTTGTAGAAATCCCTTGTAATAACAGACCTTATCAGTCATCATACAATTCAAGTCCTAGACCTTACAGACCTTCACGTGATGGAAATGAGTGTGGAGATGGTAAGTATGCTGGTGGTTTATTGGGTGGTGGTCTTGCTGCTGCTATCTCACAAGGAGATGGTCGTTGGTGGGCAATCCCATTAGGTGTAGTAGTTGGAAGTTCAATAGGTTGTGATATGGATGGAGGCTAATGGATATACATGATATACCTGGTGTAGGTGGATTCTATACAAAGAAAGAAGTAGATTCTTTAATAAAGTCTGCTGTAGATGAAGCGAGAAAAATTGATGAAGCATCTATGGCAAAGCATAACAGAGATGCTACTATCATTAGTATGATACTAGGATTTACTGCTCTTGCTTTGTTTGTTGATGGATTGCTTCGTATACTCGGTATCATTCCACCATTTATGGACATCGATGTTAACGTTATTGATGACATTATAGATAAGGTAGAGAGTGACATACTACCTCTAGTTCAAAAGATTCCAAGAAGAAATTTTTAAATTATGAAAATTATTAATGATTTTTTACCTGAAGAACAGTTCAAAGGTCTTCAGTCATATGTTATGGGCGAGTTCTTTCCTTGGTGGTATAACACTGAGGTTGATTTCCCGAATGATAATTCATACTTAGATGATTATCAGTTTACACACGTGTTCTATGCTGCTAAAGGTGTTGAACCATTCCCTGAAGAAGAATCTAAGTATCCTGATGCTGTTATTTTAGATCCAGTCTCTGCATTACTTAAGATTAATAAACCAACGAGAATTAAGGCAAACTTATTACCAAGAACAGAGAATAGAATTATTTTTAATTTTCATAATGATATTAAAGAAAAAGATACAGATTATCCAGGTCAAACAGCAATCTTTTACGTCAATACTAATGATGGGTACACAGAATTTGAAGATGGTACTAGGGTAGAAAGTGTGGCAAATAAAATTGTCATCTTTGATTCTAAGTTAAAGCATAGAGGAACTACTTGCACAAATCAGAAGACTAGAGTTGTAATCAATTTAAATTATGTGTGATGTTATTTTTCCCCATTACTATTGTTGATGATTTCTTTCCTGATCCTGATGCTGTATTAGAATTAGCAGAGAAAGTAGATTACGATCAACCAAAGAAGACGAATTATCCTGGTGTTAGTTCTAGTAAACGTTTATATGAAATTGATGAGAGGTTAGCACAATATACTATAGAAAAAATGCTATCTACTTATTGGGATCCTGATGCTCATGAGTTTCATTGGAATGTTGATTCAGACTTTCAAAAAATAACCCCTCATAAGAATCCATATCTTAATAAGGGGTTGATTCATACTGATAATATTGTTGGACATCTTGCTACTGCTATAGTATATCTGAATAAAAATGATAGTTATAATGCAGGAACTTCTTTCTATTACAAGAAGGATGGATTGGAATCTTCTTTAGTATCTAGTGAGAGTATCAATCAAAGTTATATCCAACAGACTAATGAGTTTCACGAGACTGGTGTAGAAACAGAACGGTTAACTAAAGAGATAGAAAATCATCGTAAACATTTTGAAGAAACGATGAGAGTACAAGCAAAATATAATAGAATGGTATTGTTTCCTTCAGAAATGTGGCATAGTCAAACCACTTATGGTGATGAAACTAGGTATACTGTAAGGTGTTTTGTCACTGATGTTTTAGCTATGGTTAAACCAAATAAAGGTATGAAAGCAAGACCACCGATGCTACGCTATATGAATTGAACCTTAAATCATTATAAAAAAACCCCCTATTTGTGAGGAATCCATTATAAAATACTGTGTAAGATTCAACACAATACAAATGTCAGGAGATTTTTTCTCACATAATGATCAACAACCGCCTTTGTGCAAGGCATCAAAAGCAATGGATGAGATTAAAGAATCTCGATGGATTGATACTAATTACATTCTAGAAATAGAAAGTATGATAGTTAATGCTAGGTACAGGAATGGTAGCCCAATGCAAGAGTAAAGGGTCATATATTATTCGACTTTTAGTTCCAAAAAAGTCGGAAAAAAAAGTCGGCAAATTTTTTGGTCAAAAAGGTTTTTCTCAATTAAACATCAATTGATGTAGAACCAGGTCCGTTATCGTAAGAAGTAATTGTACTAGATTCGGCAGTTCGATCAACACTTGCACTAATATACCCTCTAGTATCAATAAACCTCTGAGCCACACTTAGTGTGGTTTTTTTATTGTTAGAATCGTCTAATTCTGAATGTTCTTCATATGCGAGTTTATCTTCAAACTCGTCAATAATCATATTTGCGAGTTGTGTCGTTGGAATGCGTATTAGGCGTTTTTTATCATTTTCGTGACTTTCGTGTTCGTAGTTACTTACAGGATATATTGATTCTGTCTCTGATTTAGTTGTTCCATCTGGTAATACTGCTCTAAATGTAGAATTCACCTCTATACCAGGTTTAACTACAACCGTATTTCCGTATTTTACCTCTTTAGTCTCATAATGGTGAAGACCGTCTATTTCGTCATATACCTCATTACAGTATTTTTGTAAATCTGATTCTATTTTTGGCCATTGCGAATAAACGTCTGTAATGTTGTTTACTAGTAAAATAACCCAATCATAGAATTGATCACCTAATACTGCTAATGCTACATCTGAAGGAGAAGACCCATCTGGTAATGTTGTAGTTTCAAACATTGTGACGTATTTTTCCAGATCATCTCTGATTTTACATCTTCTGAAAAGGTTCTTAACAAGACGATATTTGAATTCTTCATCGTCTGTAATACCTTCTCCAACATAAACATTTGGTAGTAAACTGAAATATGCCATATTTAATATCCATCCTCCACATCTGCTGCGGTAAGTAGTTTAGTTTCTGTAAATTGTACGTTTAAGACTACTGCTGGAACTTGCATTGTGTCAACGTCAGGAGCAGCTCGTTTTAGTGCGTTATATTGGTTATCTGGTGTATAGTTAACATTAATTGCAGAACATACAGAAGGGTGTATTTTGAAATGTAGTTCAGGATTGTTATTTTGTGGCATTAAGTTACCTGATGGATCCATTCTCATAAAACGTATTTCAAATTTAGACGGAATTGTGAAATAACGTCTTGCTTCTGCATTTGTCATTATTTGACTTTTATTGAATGGATCATCGTCTTTACGATCCCATCCAAATAGATCTTTCAATTTACTTAATGTCTCATCATATGGTTCGTACTTACTACCCTTTTCACCTAACTCAGTTCCTTTCTTTCTTGGTTTCCTTCCTAAGTCACCTGCTTCATAACTTGGGTGAGCCCCAGTTTTAAACCATTTAATAATCTGTGCAATATCGTTAGCTTCATTTGGATTGCGAGATAATAGTTTAAAACTAAAGTTGTGATTACGAAAACTCATATTATTGAAGATTTGTTCCGTATAGGGGTTAAAAATTCTTCCCCTTGTCATCTGTTCTAAACTATTAACATCAATACTACCTTGCAATCCTAAGAATCCACTAATACTGTTTGCTGCTTGAGTTAATGCAGATGCACCAAATTCAGGAACTGCTGCTCTTGCTGCAGTTTGTATTGTTGTTGCTAATGTATCAAAATTTATTTCACCATCTGTGTTTTGCATCATATTTGCGAGACCTATTCCACCAACTCCTAAATCAACCATTCTATAGTTTGCTTGATATTGAGTTGATAGTGATGGAGGCATAGCAAGATAGACTGTATCACTATGAATCACTTTATTTGCATTAACAGATCCTAGATTCCCAGTATAGAATGATTTTGAATCATCTTGGAATTCCATTTGGAATTTTCTGAACCTTACGTAGTCAATTGCGTAAGTTGCTCCTTCAGCATCGTTATGTCTGCTCCCGTGCATCACGGGGGCTCTTCGGGGATATCTATATATTGTCAACTTATTGCCTAAATATAACGTGACCTCTTTATATTTATGAAGTATAAGCAAGGAAAATACATTCCCAAGAAACCTAGTAAGTATAAAGGTGATCCTCGTAACGTAGTTTACAGATCATCTTGGGAATATAAGTTCATGCTTTGGTGTGATCAGACCTCTTCTGTCACAGAATGGGGTAGTGAAGAGATTGCTGTACCTTATATTTCACCTGTTGATGGTAAACGACATAAGTATTATCCAGATTTTTATGTCAAAGTGAATAATAAGAAATATATGGTTGAAGTTAAACCTGCAAAGCAAACAAAGGAACCTAAAATACAAAGAAAGGTGACTAAAAGATATATTACTGAAGTTGTGACTTATGCTAGGAATCAGGCTAAATGGAATGCAGCAAAAGAATTTTGTAAAGATTACGGATGGGAGTTCATGTTAATTACAGAAAAGGAGCTTAAAGTATAATGGGAATACCACCTGGAGGTTCGATACACGGTCCATATACGTCATTACCTAATCCTCAAGGGGCACATTACCCATCCTTGCAGGAGTTTATGTCCTTCTCCTTAAAGGATAAGGATTATTCCCCTGCGAATACTAATTTATTTTCGTTGCATTTAGCAACACCTCGTCTTCTTGGAAATTTTTCTGCTTCAAATTGGGATCAGGATGGCACATTGGGATATGATGATGCTACTTTTATTCCAGAATTAGGTAAGTTACAAAAGTGTTTGAATTTCTATTGCCAAACGGTTTCACTTCCAAGTAAACAGTTGACAACTGCTGCTCTTGTTAATGTTGGTACACCTACAAAATATGCTACAGGTACTGCATTTAGCCAAGTAAGTACTACGTTCATTATGCCTAGATCACAGCATACTAGGAATTTCTTTGAAAGATGGACTATGTTGATGGCTCCAGATTCTAATCAATATACAGATTATTATGATCTTTGTATTTCTCCTAGAATGATAATATATAAGTGGGAAAGAGGTGGTGGTCGTGATGTCAACTTAGAAAATCAAAATTCTCAATATCAACGTAAGATACCAGGAAAACCAGATCAAACTTGGGAATATCCATTTAATAAGGGTGATGATGATTGGGGAGCTGTAGGTAAAGAATTAAGAGCATACAGATATAAGTTAACTGCTGCATGGGAATTGAGAAATGTATTTCCTTATAATATTGGATCTATTCAGTTAAATAACTCTGCTGCTCGTTCTATGACATTGACTGTTGGATTCTTCTTTGAAAGATATAGATTCTTTGCTGAACAAGATTTTGATAGTCCAGGTAAACGTAAAGGAATTGCTATGCCAATGGATAATTACGTTGATCCAATAACTGATGCCCAAAAAGTTTGGGCTGCTGTAGAAGCAACGCACGATAACTGGTATTAACCCCAGTTAAACCTCACTAAATAATTGTATGAATTGAATTCACTATGCCATTACCTAAATTAAATGTACCTAAGTACAAACTGAAGTTACCGTCCGATAATAGGACTGTGAACTATAGACCCTTTCTTGTTAAAGAGGAAAAACTACTTTTATTAGCAACTGAAACAGGTAGTCAGGAAGATATTGTTGAGGCAATTAAAAGAATTATCGTTGATTGTACAGACATTCACGATATTGATAATTTGCCTACTTTTGATATTGAATATGTTTTCCTTCAAATACGTACTAAGTCAGTTGGTGAAAGTGTAGAAGTACAAGTAACTTGTCCTGATGACGAAGAAACTGTTGTTCCTGTCAAGATACCTTTGAATGAAATCAAAGTTAAGAAAGACAAGAAGCACAAGAAAGAGATCAAATTGGGAACTGATATTATTTTAACAATGAACTATCCTAGTTTGGATACGTTTGTTAAGATGAATTTCCAAGATGAAGAACCTACTGTTGATGCTGTTTTTGAAATGGCAGCAGGATGCGTAAAGCAAATTGCTGATGCTGAACAAGTATATGATGCTATGGATACTCCTAAAGAAGAATTAATAGAATTCTTTGATCAATTGAGTAGTAAGCAATTCCAAGAAGTCCAAGATTTCTTTGATACTATGCCGAAACTTTCTCACGTAGTTAAGGTAACTAATCCTAAGACTAAAAAAGAAAGTGATGTAACTCTTGAAGGATTGTCAGCTTTTTTCGCCTAGCTCTACTTCATACTACCTTACAAACTTATTATGAAGTCAATTTTGCATTAATACACCACCACAAGTGGTCGTGTGAGTATATTGATCATTTGATGCCTTTTGAGAAAGAGATTTATATGAATCTCTTAATGAATTATCTTAAAGAGGAGGATAAACGGATGAAGGAGGAGCAAACAAAGAATAAACAATAACTCGTAACTAGTGGCAATAAACAACTTCACACATAAGTTTGTAAATGCTGGAGTAAAAGGACCACTGACTCCAGGGTTATTTGCTGCCAGAAAATCTATTATGGCAACAAATAGATTGGGAGCCTCTATTGCGAGTATTGGTAATGTTGCTAATGATATTAGAAAGATTCGTTTGGCAAGTGCAGCTAATACAATATTAGCAGAACAGGCAGAACGTAGAAGATTACAAAGAGAAAGGGATGCTGAAGCTGAAGATGCAGCAGAATTAAATAAGGATTTTGAAAAAGGTGGTGATAAATCCCGTAAACCATCAACGGCAGAAAAGAAGAAGGGTAATAAGTGGTTTGGTTGGATGAATGGGTTTTTAGCACCCATAGTCGAGTTTTTTGCTTGGTTAATTAAGCTAACGGTTATTAAGAGTCTCTTGGAATGGATGGGAAATCCAGAGAACAAAGAGAGACTAAAGACATTTTTAAAGAATTTTACGTTTGTTGTTAAAAAGCTTGCCAGCTTTGCATCTTGGATTGTAAAGGATAATATATTGGATGGAATGGCCCAATTATTTGGGTCTGGGGGTGAAGACGGCAAAGATTCATTTATGGATCGTGTTGTTGGTCTTGGTAAACTTCTTTTTGGTTTTACTTTACTGAGATGGTTCTTCAATCCTCTAGCGATGATTGGGGATATTGCAGGGATTTTAGATTTTATATTAAACTGGAGAGTCCCTAGATTTAGGATAAAGGGATTACAGAGACTTTGGGGTAAACGGTTAAGGAAGGGTTGGAAGACTATAAAGAATAGTAAGCGAGTTAAATCGATAGTTAATGTCGCTCGAAAACTTGCTAACCCAATAATAAAACCCCTAAAGTTTTTTGTTAAGCAGGGTAAATTATTTAAAGCTGGGTTTAAAGGTGGTAATACTGCTGCAGATCTTGCAAAATTAACTGGAAGAACATTTACTCATATTGCCACTGGTGGTGACAAAGCCAAGGATATGGGCAAGATGTTCAAGGCTGGTGAGAAGACTAAAGACTTATTGTCACGATGGTTTGGTAAAGGTAGTGAAGGTGGCGGTATGCTCGCCAAGATGAATGAGTGGCGTAAGTTTACAATGGGTAAGGCTGGTGACTTTGGTAAACTTATTTCTGGTAAATGGAAGGGTGCTGTTGAAACAGTAGCTAGTGGTACTAGGAGGATGAAGAAATGGTTGAGTAATGGTTGGGATTATTTGGCTTCTGCACCTAAGAAAGTACAGCAAGCAGCATTTAAGAGATTTGTTGAACCAATAGCTAAGAAAATCAAACCATTTACCAGTAGAATGCAGAAACTGGGTAAAGGTATAAAGGATTTATGGGCTGGCACACCTATTGGTAAGGTTGTTAATAAGTCAGCTAAGAAAGCCTCTAAAGGTCTTAAAGGAATTCCTGTTATTGGTGGTTTGGTCAACTTATATTTTGCTATTGATTCATTTAAGAATGGTGATACTGTTGGTGGTGTATTAGAAAGTGTAGCAGGTATCTTAGAATTGGGTGGTGCTATTGCTACGGCAACTGGTGTTGGTGCAGCTCTTGGTGGACCAATGATGATTCTTGGAGGAGTCATTGATGCTTATTTACTTTCTAGAATAATACCTGGTGGTGTAGGTGAAAGTGTAATGAATTGGGAACGGACTAAGGCTGTTCCTGCATTACAAACACCATTTGAAACTGCTAAACAAGGTGCAAATTACGTTAAGGACAGTCTTGGTAAGAAGATTGGGGAAACATTTGATGGTCTTAATAAGTTTATAAAAGGTGAAAAGGATGCTGAGAAAACAAGGCATTTAACTGATGAACGTAAGGATGGAGATGGTGTACCAGAGGGACAATGGCCAGATGATGGTAAAGGTTCAGGTAAAGATGGTTCAGGTACAGGAGGAGATGGTAAACCTAAGAAAAATTGGTGGGAGTCATTTACTGGTGCATTTAAAAATAAAGGACCAATAAACACTAATAGAAGTAAGAGATCTCAAGGTGGTAACAATCAATCTTGGAGAACTAATAAAAATAATACTCCTAAAGTTAAAAAAGAATATAAGTGGTGGGATCCAAGAGGATGGGGATCTAAAGGTGTAGTAAAAGGGAGTAGATCCAGATTTGGAGAAAGTGGTGGTAAGATTCCTTTAGCATTCCTTGGTAAGGTTTTTAGAGGTATTAGTAGAGGTATTGGTAGTGTATTTAAAGGTATAGGTGGTGCTATTAAGGGGGTTATAGGTGGTATACAGGGGATAATGAATAGTCCTTTGGGACAAATATTATCATTTGCTCTACCAATAATGTTCCCTGCTGCTGCTTGGCTGGGACCAGTACTGAAAGGTTTAAATGCAGTATCCGCATTTGCGTCTGGTAATTATCTAGGCGGTATAATGAGTATGGCAGGTGCCATTGGTAGTATTGGTACTAATGCTGCTGGTGTGGTAACTGCTAAGTCCATAATGGGTACTCCTAACTGGATGATTCGATTGCGAACATCTGGTTTTGGAAACTTTATGTCAAATTTACCAGGTAATGTTGACAAGTTCTTAGGAAGTAAGATGGGTAAAATTGGAATGGGAATACTTCAGGGTAATTATGGTGCTGCATTTAATGCTGCTGTAGATGGAACTGGATTGGGTGCTATGTTGGCTAACTTTGGTAACCAGATAGATTCTGCTGGTTTAGGTGGTATATTAGGATCTATACCAGGATTAGGCCCAGCACTACAGAATATTCCAGGAATATCAGATATTGTTGGTATTGGTCAATTAGTAACAGGTGATTTTACACCAACTGGATTCATTCAGAATATGGCAGATAGACACGGTTTGGGAGGTCTTTATGGTGCTATAATGGGTATGGCAGATGGTGGTGATTTTAATAATGGTCTTAGATCATTGGCAGCAGAATTGAATGTCCCTCAAGAAGTCTTTGGTGTTGTTGATACCTATGCTATGTTGAGTGAAGGTGGAATGTCTGAAAAACAATCAATACAAAATGCTATTGGTAGTTTGCAGATTTTGAGTATTCCAGTTGTTCTTAAACAAATGGTTACTGCACCAACTCCAATAGAAACTGGAAAGAGTGGTGGAGGAGGTAATCCTTTGTCGGGTCTTTTAGGGCGGTTAGGGTTTTGATAATAAATAGTGTGATGGAGAACTTAATTTAATGGCTATTAAGAAAACCACCAGAATTAATCTTTATAAGTTCGTTGATACGAAGATGGAATCTTCCAAGGCAGGAGGAGAAACCACTGCGATTGCGAAGAGTATCAATGCACAAACTTCAGCCATAAACAATATGGGTAGTACCATTAATGGTATTGCTAGTGTATTAGTTGATATAAAGAAGATTGAACTCCATAAACTTAAGATGGAGGAGGATGCGAAAAGAAGATCCTTTAAACCTAAGTATGATAAGGTAAAACCTAACGCATTTAAAAAATTATTTCAGGCAGTAAAGGCATATAAGGTAAAGGGATTCTTAGAGAGTATGCTTTCTTTCTTGGGTGCTTTACTTAAGTTTTTAATTATTAAACCAGCTTTGCAATGGCTGGGAGACCCGAAAAATAAGGAGAAGATAAAAAAATCACTAGAGACATTAGATAAAGTTTTTAAATGGTTAACTAAGTTTCTTGGTGGGCAAATTGTTGCTACTGTTAATGATTTAGCTGCTCTTCTTTCAGAAGATACTGATGGTTGGACAAAGGTAAAGAAATTTACTAAACTCTGGCTTAAGTTCTCAGCAGCAATGATAGGAATTAGATTTCTTAGAAATCCTGTCAAACTTTTAAGGCAAGTTAAGACTGTTGGTCGTCTTTTATTGGAGAAGACGAGATTTGCTAAGTTTCAATTAACTAAAAGAAAGAAATTTTTAACTAGAACTGGAGGTAGGGCTGGAAGATTCTTCCTTGGTGGATTTATTGGTGGTGCTGCTGTAGCAGCATTTATGAATTGGATGGTCAATAGAAATAAAGATGACCAAAGTGGTAGTGATGGTGAAGGTGATTCTAGTAGTACCAATGAGAGTGGTGATATTGGAAATAGTAGGGAAAAAGATAGGGCTAGATCTAAAAGAGATTTTGATCAGGATTTAACTAGTGCAATATATGGTGCGTTGGGTCTAGAGACTCCAAAACAGAAGAAAGAGAAAGAAAAGAAGCAGAAACAATGGTGGAATCCAGGTAATTGGTTTGGTGGTAAGAAGCAAGATGAAGATAAGAAAAAGAGTGAAAAGATTCCTAATTTCTTAGGGGTTCTTTTAAATTTACAAGGTGCTAATGAACAAGCTAAAGATCTAGTAAAGACATTTAATAGAGAGACTAACGATCTTAAGAGTAATTGGGCTGATGCTGATGGTACTGAAAAGGCACGAATAGGTCTTGGTCTTTTCAATCAGATTAAAGGTTTTCTTGGTGTAGAATCCGAAAAAATTGATTCAATTACCAGTAGAGCAGATGAGGTACTTCAGGGTACACAAAATGCAATGCAAAATGGTGATACTAATGTACTTAAAACTTTTCAAGAACTTCTTGGAAGGGAACAAGGTGGTATCGTTAAGATGGCCAATGGTGGTCGTAGTGGTTTCATTGATGGTCCTGATACTGGATATCCAGTATCTTTAGACGGTAAGAAAGTTAATTTTATTGGTCATGGACTAGAAAAATTCGATATGAAAGGATCTAGTGCCTACGTAACACCAATTGATAATTTTGCTACAAGACAAGATCCAACTCTTACTAATAGAAAGGCAATAGAAGGTAAGAAGTTAGGATTCCATACAGATACATTCTTACCAAAAGCAAGTCAGGGTGGTGGATTTAATTTATTTAATCCAATGTCTTGGTTTAGTAGAGGTGGTAAAGAAAGTAGAGCAGATCAGTTCTTCAGAGGGGCTTACGGAGATAGAAATGTACAGATTCAAGGAAGTGGATTAGCAGCTCAAGTTGGTCGTAACCGTCAAAATTTAAATGCCATCATGCAGGATCTGGGATATAGTAAGGGTGGGATGCTTAGGATGATGGAAGGTGGTGGATTGATGACTGGGTTTGATTGGAAGAAGGGTAGTGCGTGGAAACCAAAGGGAGAAGGAAAGCAGAAACACGGAAAACCTTATGGATTCCCTCAAGCATATAGAGAACCTCAGTCTGGTGGTTTAGGAATTCTTCAAAGAATGATTCTTGCTTCTGGTAGTGATGACCTTACAATGGCTCTATTGGCAAGAACTGTTATGAATAGAAAAGCAGTACTTGATGGTGGTGGAACAGGATTTAAAGCAAAGAGTAGTAGTCTTTATGATATATTGATGGCTCCTGGTGAGTATCCTAATATTCAGAATAATAAGTTTGCACAAAATTATAATTCTGCTCAATTGAATAAGGCAGGGCAAGCAATTGGATTGGCTAAGAATTCTAAATTGCTTAGAGAAAGACTGCAAGAACAAGGAATAGATCCTCATACAGCAATGCAGATTGTTACTGCAACTACCTATAAACAAGGATCTCTTATTGGTAAGAAGCAATTGGGTGAGATGTTTGGACGTAAACAACAAGCACAATATGGTAAATTCCAATTTAGTGGTAGTAATAATCCATTATTAAGTAAAATTATGCCTGGTATGAATCTACAGAAGATGAAAGGATTACAGGGTATTGTTGGTGGATTAATGGGTAAAGATGGTGAAGATAGTACAGCAGGTCAATTAATTAAGGCAATTGCTGGTGGTGGAAAAGGTGAAGCACCTGGAATGATGGATACTTTATTTGGTATGTTTGGAATGCCTACTAAGAAAGGTGGTGGTGGTAAAGGAAACCAAGGTGCTGGACCAATTGGTACTGCATTTAAAGCATTATTGGGTGGTAAGAAGAAAAAGAGTGGAAAAGAAAAGGATGCAGAACAGCAGAGGATGTTCAGAGAAAGACAGAAACAGAATATGATTCAACAGGGAGTTAATCAGAAAAATGCTGCTGCTAGAGAAACTATGGCACGTGCTCAGGAACTAACTAATACAACAATACAAGCAGTTTCTAAATCTAATGAGAAAGTTATGCAGGGTATTTCAATTGCAAACCAGGCAGTACAAAGATCTGCTGCTTCTTCTCAAGGAGGAGGAGGTGGTGGAGGTGGTCTTATGGGATTCCTTAAGAAAACTGGTGCTGCCCTTCTTGCATCTCAAAAAGGTAAGTCATAATGAGTGAAAAAATAAGAACTTCTTCTGGTGAGATTGGATTTAAATGTAGTCTTTGGCGTAATGGTAAGAGGTTAGAAAACGCTGATGGTAAATATGAATTAGCTGAATTTATAAAGGGATTTGAAATAATTGAAGCTCTAGAATCTGCAACTATAGAAGCAAGGTTTGTTGTAGAAGATTCTGCTGGTATAATGGGAGCATTATCAGGATCAGAAGTATTTAAATTAACTATATTTCATCAGTCTGGTGATCGTGATTATTGGTTAAGATGTTATCATATTGAAGATCGTAGTAGAACTAATCAAAGTTCTGATGTTTTTATCATTAACTGTGCATCAGATGAATATATTAAGAATGAAATAGCAAATGTTTTTGGACATACCGAAAAAATATTTTCTGGTGCTATAGAAGCATCACAGATTATTAGAAAACTAATTAGGAAAAAAGATTTTCTTAATAGTAAGAAGAGAGTATATTTAGAATCTACTATCAATAGACAAAGACTTGTTATTCCAAATTGGAGACCATTAGATGTAATCTATTGGATTGCAGAACGTGCTATACGTAAGACTGAAAAGGGTGGTACATTACAAAATGGATTTAATTTTTGGGAGTCAGCTTTAGGATTTCATTTCCAATCAATAGATAAAATGATTGAAAATGTTAATAAGCAAGAGGAAAATAAAGCAACTGATGCAGTAAAGGGTGTACCTGCATTATATACATACACATATTCTCCAAAACAAATTGGTGGTGAAGAAGGTGGTGAAGATCAGTTTAAAATTGACACTGTAGTTTTTCCTGATGAAAGAAGTTATCTTATGGGATTGAGACACGGTAGTTGGTCAGGGTATAGTATTGGATTTGATCCAGTTAATATTTCAAACTCTAAGGTTGGTGTTAGTACTGATATGAAGAAGGACAAGTATGAGTATGGTATTAAAAAATTATGGAAGAAGATGGCACATATTGGAGGTACAAATTATAAGAATCCAGTAACTCTAATGGATGATGAGATACAAACGATAATCAATAAACCAAAGAGAGTTCGTTATACTATGATGCCTAATCAGATATTTGATCCAAAGTATGTAGATAATCCTCAGAAAAATTATAATGAACTTGTAGAACTTCAAGCATATGAATATCTACGTAGAGAGACATTTAAGAATATTAAATTATTGATTACTATTCCTGGTAATTTGGATCTATATGCTGGATTTGGTATTGTTGTTAAAATACCTGCTACCTTTAAAGCTGGTAATACTCCTCAGATGGATAGGAAGTATAGTGGTAGGTATGTTATTGTTGGAGTAAGACATCATACAGGTGATGGTTTGAAGATGAAGACAGAGTTGTTGCTTGCACGTGATAGTATGATAGGATAAATAGTATTGTTACCTACTAGTAACGGAGACAAAAATTATGAAAACTATCGAAGAACACATTCAAAAAGATAGAGACATCCTTGACAACCCAACAATTAGTCCTGCAGCTCGTAGGCATGTTGCAGAAGAGTTAAATGAATTAGAAACTTATCGTGAGCATCATATTGATGAGATCAATAATGGAGATCATCACGATCCTAATACCATTGAACTATTCTGTGAAATGCATCCTGATGAGCCAGAGTGCCTAGTTTATGACGATTAATGAACAATTTTTTATTATGGTTACTTGGAACTTGGTCTAATAAAGTCCAAGCACAATCTGCTCCTACTCTCTATAGACAAGTATTTGTCAAGTGGGAGCAAGATGGGGATTACATACATTCAATACATTGGAATCGTAAGGAACCTGATAATCCTTACTTAAAAACAAATAAAAAATTAAAAGTACTCTCTGATACTGAAGTTATACTTGAGCATTGGGGTGGTACTTATAGTGGTTTTGAACGGAATGAAACTTGCGATATGACATTAAAGTTTGATGGACAAGCTTGGATGGGTAAGTTTGATACTAAGATGGATAATATTACTGGACACGCTGAACTTGGTGTGTATGGACATAAACTCTTTATGAGGGATAGATTCTTGGACTCTAAAGGTCGGATTGTTTGGGGTGCAGATGAAATATACAGGTTCTTAAGAGTTCAATAAATATAAATGATGAGATTCTAGTAAAATGTTAGACACCCCACAAACAATTGATGGCATAATTAATGAAAATAGCATTAATTTTGTAGGGAAGGATGGTTTCTTCTGGTGGGTAGGAGAAGTCGAAGATAATGAAGACCCTATGGAATTGGGTAGGGTTAGAGTTCGTGTGCTTGGATATTACACTAATGTACAGGGTGGTACTACAGCAGATTTAAAAACAGAACATCTTCCTTGGGCAACAGTATTACAACATACATCTCAAGCAGGTAATGATGGTCAAGGTGAATCATCTGGACAGTTGCAACCTGGTGCAGTTGTTATGGGATTCTTTATGGATGGTGATAGTGCTCAGATGCCAATAGTAATTGGTGTTATGAGGGTTAATAAGTCTACAGAATCTAGAACTGTTAAAGAGTTTGCTTTCACTGGTGAAGATATGAAAGCAAGTAGTACAGGTACTATAAACCCTGCATCAAATAGACCAGGAGATCCTAATAGTATTAGGTCAGATAATTTTAGAAGACCAGGAATAACTAATAATAGTGTAGCAACAGTTGCTGCAACTACAACTACAGAGATTGGAGGTAAGGGTTCACCTCTTAATGTTGGTATGACACCAGGCATTAATGGTAGTACTGGTAACCCTCAGAAACCAAGACAACCTGAGAAACCAATACCTGCTGCTAATGGTGTAGGTGGTCCTTGGAAGAGTTTAGATTATACTTTATCTTATCTTATTGAAGATCTTTCTGATACTGCTGGTTTATTAGTTAAGTCTGGTGATGGTTATTTAAATGTTGCTACAGGTAAAATAGTATTTCAGGGTGAATTACTTTCAAAGATACACAATTATTTGGGTGCTGTATATACTCAAGTAATAAGTGCAATGAGACTTTCTACTTCTAATCTTATTACTACATTAGAAACAGATACTTTACTTGGAAATGCAACTGGTGCTCCATATGCATTATCTACTGTAATTCAACAGGCAGTAAATAAGATATTATCTGAATTGTGTCTCGTAGATTCTCAATTAGAAAACCTCATTAAAACACCTCTTGATGTGGTAACGAACCAATTGGATACTTATCTATCAGGACTTATTGATAAATCTACATTTGTTAATGCAGGTATAGAAGAAGTTATTAGTACTGTTATTTGTAATGTTGAAAAGATGTTGAATCAACTTAATACTGTTGTTAGTACAGCATCGACAATGGTAGAAAGTTATCCTGATGCAAAGGAGGTATTGGATACTTGGAAGGCAGGTAATAAAATTTTCTCAGAAAGAACTGATTTATTTGAACAAGAGAAGACTTTAACTGGTCTTATTGGATTATTTGTTCAGTTTATTGAAAGTAATTGTGATAGACCTATTAAGGGTGGTGAAGATACTGTTGGTTGGTATCCTCTATTTGGTGTAACTCATTGTACTCCAGATGAATATGCTCAAATACAGGTACTTAGAGGAGATACTAGAGGTAAATGTGGTGAATCTGTTACTATTTCTGGTGGTCTATTTGATTCTGTATTTGCAGAGGCAGATCCTTATTTAACTACTGCTAAGACACAAGTTAATGGTTCATTTGAATTATATGTTGGTACACCTGGTCGTCAAGCAACTATTATAAAGAGAGAAAATGGTACTACACATACTTCAGTAAGTTTGAATAATGCTACACATCAAGAGTGGTTAGCAAAGACTAAGATTAAACAAGAACATCCAGAACTTACAGAAGAAGAAGTTGATGCAGCAGCGACAGAATCAGTTAGATCTGCTATCAATACTACAACACAACAAACAGCTTGGGTTAGATCTGCTGATAATCTTCCAGATGGTGTAATAGGTTTATGGAGTGATTTCTTAAAGACTTATGGTGTATATCCATCTAATACTGATGCATTACTTGGTAGTCATATTGGAACTTGGGAAGTCACTGCTACTGTAGCAGGTACATATACATTTGAAGTACAGGCAGATAATGAAGGAACTATAAAATGGAATGGTGCTACTATTGGTACAACAACTGTATATCAATCTCATAATGTAACTTCTACATTTCTTGTTGAAAATGTTCAACCTGGTACTCATACTATTACTGGTATGATAGCAAATGTATGGACTGAAAAGAATGGTGGATTATGGGAAACAAACCCTGCTGCTCTTGCTTGGGTATTGAAAGATCCAAATGGTACTGTTATAAAAACATCTTTGGATGCATTTCCTATTAAAACTATTGCCAATGTTCAGTATGAAAAGTCTGGTGATGTTGGTAATTTACTTGCCGATCATATTAGTTGGGCAGGTACTAAAACTGAAGAAGTACACGGTGATGATTGTAAGGTTATTGATAACAACTATGTTAGAACTATACAAGGTGACTATCACTTAAAGGTTACTGGTGATTGTCATATAGAAGTTGGTGGAGGATTCTTCTTTAGTGCTCAAGGTGCTCCAAAATCTGTTAGTAAATATGGAAGTACTAAGGATAGTAAGATACAAAAGCATACTATTAGTTTTGGATCTGATGTAGATATGGCAGTCAATGGTGCTACATTTGAATTCCAAGCAGCAAACTTAAGGATGGCAGCAACTAAGACATCTATTACAGGTAAGGAATATGAAAATGCTGCGAAACTTCAGAAACATTCTTCATTAGAACATATTATCAGTGCAGATAATTCTATAGAGATGGTTACTACATCACTATATCAGAAGATTAATATGAAGAATAATCCTTTTGCAGAGAAAGCAGGTATCACTACAGTATGTAATGGATCTGTTGATTATTCACTATTTCCTGGTGGATCTCCTAATGATGCTATTCCAAGATTTACACTTAAGAATACTTCAGGACCAGTGTCTATGACTTGTGGTGCAAGTGGATATAACTTAAATGTTATGAACGGTGCATATAATGTTATGGCACACGAAGGACTTATCCGTATGGAATCTAAGAAAGGTCCAGCAACCATTGCAGCAGCAGGTGCTATTGGTATCAATGCTGGAGGTGCCATTTCTCAAACTGGAACTTCTATTCACCTAAATTAAAATACCTGTGGTATAATATCGTTATGGATGAACTACGACAACAGCAACTGATAGAACTCAAGGAAATCCTTGAGGATACTATTCAGTATTTCTGTGATGAAAACTTAGTATCAGGTGAAACTGCATGGACAATGGTCGGTGCTTTATCTGATGCAAAATTAAACGTGGAATTTACTAATGACTGACATTCAAGATGTAA